GCCTCTTTCGTAGAGTCGCGAAAATGACCATTTTGGGGGTTCCCCGGTAGGCTAGGGGTTGGAGGTTTGTCATGGGTCAGAAGGGTCGACCGCCGAAGCCGATTGAGCAGAAGCGTTTGTTGGGCAATCCGGGTCGCCGTCCGTTGCCAAAGGAAGGGGAATTGGTGGTGTTGCCTGGTGCGTTGTCGGTGCCTGAACCTGAACGCCCGTTGGAGGCGGATGGGTATTTGTTTTGGCATCGGATTTGGAGTGCGGGCATTCCGTGGATTTCTCCGACGACTGATGTTGAATTGTTGTTGATGGTGTGCGAGGCGATTGACGAGCGCCGTGATTTGGTGGAGCGGGTTCGGGAGACGCAGGACAAGTCGGACCGTCGGGCGTTGCGTGCGTTGAACTCTGAGATTGTTTCGAACTTGTCGTTGTTGGGGTTTAGTCCGGCGGACCGGACACGGTTGAATCTTGCCGAAGTGAAACGGCAGTCGAAGTTGGAACAACTTATGGCCATGAGGGATGAGTTGTGACGTGGCCGCCACGGTGGTTGTCGCCGGTCGGTGATGTTGCGTTGTCGCCCCGCGCGAAGTTGGCCATCAAGTTTGTGGAGGACTTCGGTGTGATTACGAAGGACTCGGTTTCGGGAACGACGGGTCAGAAACTTGTGTTGCGTGATTGGCAGAAGGATTTGATTCGCCACATTTACGCGGATGATGAGACGGGCAACTATCGTTTCAGGTTGTGTCTGATTGGCCAGCCAAGGAAGAACGGCAAGTCGGCGTTGGCGTCACACCTGGCATTGTTTGACACGATATTCGGTCCGGGTGGTGGTGAGACGTATTCGGTCGCCGCTACCCGTGACCAAGCGCGCATTGTGTTTGGTGATGCGAAGAAAATCATCACGGCGGATGAGGAACTGAGTGGCCTTGCGAAACTGTATCGGGACGCAATCGAAATCCCGTCGACGGGTTCCGTGTATCGGGTTCTCTCTGCGGAGGCCGGTGGTGCGGAAGGTTTGAACTCGTCATCGATTTGGTTCGACGAATTGCATGCACAACCGAACCGAAGAATGTTCGACGTGATGCAACTCAGTATGGCAGCACGCGGAAACCGTGGCCACATGGTTGCAATCACCACGGCCGGCGTGAAGTCTGATTCTCTCGGTCACGATTCCATCGCGTTCGACCTCTATCAGTACGGTCAGAAACAAGCGAGGAAGGAAGTCGACGACAAGGATTTCTTCATGGCTTGGTGGGAGGACGACGGCGACCACCGCGACCCCGAAACATGGAAACGCGCGAACCCCGGATTCGGTGACTTGAACGATGAAGGCGACTTCGAAGCGGCAGTGAAACGAACGCCGGAAGCCGAGTTCCGAACGAAACGGTTGAACCAATGGGTTTCGTCTGCGACGTCATGGTTGCCCGCTGGTGCGTGGGAGTCATGCGAAGGCGACGTGAACATAACCCCGGACGATGAAATCATCCTTGGTTTTGACGGTTCGTTCTCTGGTGACTGTACGGTCATTGTTGCGTCGACGATTCCGACGGAGCACAAGCCGGCCAAGATTCAACTCGTCAAGGTATGGGAGAAGGATTTGGAGAACGACGATGACGACTGGAGAGTCGACATTGCCGACGTTGAACAAACCATCCTCGACTATGTGCAAGCGCACCCGAAGGTCCGTGAAGTGGCGTGTGACCCGTTCCGTTGGCAACGGTCGATGCAGGCGTTGGAAGAAAAGGGTGTCCCGATTGTGGAATACCCGTCCACGTCACCGCGTCGCATGGTCGCAGCGTGTCAGTCCGTGTTCGACATGGTCATGGACAAGAAACTCATCCACGACGGCAACGGCGTCCTCACCCGGCATCTTCAAAACGCGGTCGTCAAGAACGACAACATCGGTCCCCGCATTGTCAAGGAATCCCGAAACTCCCCTCGCAAGATTGATGGCGCGGTTGCAATGGTCATCGCCGTGGACCGTGCCGTTGTGTCCGGTAGAATAGAACCACAAGTGATTCCCCAGTTTTTCGGATAGGCTTCCATCATGTCTACAGTTCTACAGATTGCCGGAGTCGTTGCGATTACCGTGGGAACTTTGCTTGTGTCCGTTCCGGTCGGAATCATCATTGGCGGTGTGTTTCTGACAGTCATCGGTTTCGCCCTGGGGAAGTAGTTCATGGTTTTCAATAGGCTTTTCGAACAACGTGCGGTTTCGTATCAGTCCGTTTTCGCGTCGGGTGACGACATCACCTTCGGCACGTTCTCGGGAACTAACATCAACGCTGACACGGCCTATACGGTGCCGGCGGTTTTCTCTGCGGTGAACCTCATTTCGACCACGTTGGCGACACTCCCGTTGGATGTTTTCATCCGCGACGACGGCACACGCAAACCGTTCCGTCCTAAGCCGGCATGGGTTGCACGACCCGACGTTGACCTAACCCGCGAAGCGTTCTATTCCTCGGTGTTCACGTCGATGCTTCTGGAGGGCAACGCGTTCATCCGCGTGTTCTCTAACCGTCGCAATGAGGTCGTCAACCTTGTTGTGTTGAACCCGTTATCGGTTCGCGTGACACGCAACTCAGTTGGCCGTCTCCAATTCAACGTCGAAGGCGAAGCGGAAACCCTAACCTCGGACGACATCATTTTCATCCCCGACCTTGTCAAGCCCGGTCAGGTTCGCGGTATCGCACGCACCGAAGCGTTGAAGGAATCGTTCGGCCTCGCAATGGGGTTGGAACGGTACGCGCAAACGTTCTTCGGCATGGGCACAACCCTGAGTGGCGTGATTGAGTTTCCCGGCCAGTTGTCGGCTGCCCAGGCGGACGATTTGCGTCGCGGGTTCGACCAGGCTCACCGCGGTTGGCAGAAGGCACACCGTACCGGCGTCCTAAGCGGCGGTGCAACGTTCAAACCAACGCAGGTGGACCCTGAGAAGTCCCAGGCACTTGAGGCCCGCAGGATGGCAGTGGAGGACGTGGCACGCGCCTTCAACATTCCGCCCCACCTTCTTGGCTTGCCTGGAACGAACACTTATGCATCGGTCGAACAAAACAACCTCGCATGGGTTACACACTCACTCCGTCCACTGGCATCCAAGGTGGAATCCGCAATGTCGACATTGATGTCGCGTTACCGTGGAGGAAGCGAAGCATTCTTGCGCTTCAACCTGGACGGACTTCTTCGCGCAGATTTGCAGTCGCGCACATCCGCTTATTCGACAATGTTGCAGGCTGGGGCAATGTCCATCAATGAAGTTCGCACTTTGGAGGACATGCCACCGGTCATGTCGGATGCTGCGTCACAACCACGTGTCCCATTGGCTAACGTGAACATCGAAGATTCTTATGTGAAGGCACAAATGGAACGTGTCCGCATGGTTCAAACTTTGGTGTACGCCGGCTTCACTCCCGAGGAAGTTCTCCGTGTCATCGGTGTCGACCAGATTGCGCACACCGGTTTGGCTTCGGTTCAGTTGCAGTCTGCAGCGCAACAAGCGCAGGCCGAAACCGAGGGCAACGACGTGGATGCGCAATACAAGGACGAGGTTGTCTAGTGCCTTCTGAACAAATCCCCGCCTACGCTTTGACAGTTGGGACCGCGGTTGTCCCGATTGTTGGCATGTCGGCCGATGCGCAACACGTTCTGATTCAAAATCTGGAACCGGATTCTTCGCCGGATTCGTATGCCCGCGAAGGCTACCTTTACTTGGCCGCAGGAACGGTGCCGATTGCCGGTTCCGCCATCGCATATTTCAACATCGCTACGGGTTCCGCTGGACTACAAATCGAAGGTTACGAACTCGTCTCCACGGAACAACCGGTTTACGCGGAACTCATTGAGGGTGCAACGGTGACGACGACGGGCGCAGCGATTCCGTCCTACAACTTGAACCGCACAGCGAACGATGACGCAATAGCAGTTTTGACCGCAGCGTCAACCGTGACCGGTGGTTCGGCAATATCAACTGAACTGATTACCGCATCGAAGCAAGGTGGCGGTGGGGGAATGGTGGTTTCGAAGATTCACACGCTGGAACCGTCTAGCGATTACGTGTTCAAGTTCACGAACATTTCCAACCAATCAACGTTGTTTTTCTTCCAGGTTATTTTCTCGGAGAAGTTCAACGGTCAAAACGATTTGTGGATTGGCGGGACGGTTGGCGACGGCTACCGCATCCGCGGTGGTGAGAGTGTTCACCTTCCGATGATTCAAGGCCAGGTTTTGAGCGCCGTGTCAGAAGAATCGGTTGATGTCGCAGTTTTGAGGCAGGACTAATGGCACCGTATTACATCGAAGAAAACAATCCGGCCTGCGAGGTCGGTCAGTGGGCAACCACTAAGGACGACGGCGAAGTGATGGGTTGCCACGACACGAAACAAGATGCCATCGACCAAGGTGTCGCCATAAGCATTTCGGAGGGTTCCGAGTTTGAGGGCGAACGTTCCGAGGTGCGCGCCGAACCGGGCGAACTGGCAATCGGCGACTTCGTCGAATGGGACTCGTCGGGTGGCATGGCGCGTGGACGCATCGAATACATCATGACCGAAGGTGTCCTTGGCGTTCCGGATTCTGATTTCAGCATCAACGCATCCGAGGACGACCCTGCAGCGTTGATTCGTATTTACCGCCTTGAGGAAGATGACGAAGGCGAAATGGAATGGGACGAAACTGAGGTTCTCGTCGGACACCGTTTCTCCACGCTGACCAAGATTGAACCGTTGGACCGTTCGGTCCGGCAGGTGAACCTTGTTGCACCGGCTTACATGAGGGCGGCGGCACGTCAAGGGTTGCGTTACTACGACCAAGGGTTAGCAGGCGATGGTTTAGCGGACCGCACCGTCACCGAGGCGCGCCAAATGGCACGCGGTGCCGCACTCACACCGGACAAATGGGTTCGTATCGCAGCGTGGATTGCACGTCACCTTGTCGACCTGGACGCGCCCGCAGCGAATCCGGACGCCGACGGCTACCCGTCACCCGGTGTTGTAGCGCATTTGTTGTGGGGTTCCGGACCGTCGAAACGTGCCGCACGTCGCGCAATGGACTATGCGGAGGGCGTCGTTGGTATGCTGGAAGAAGAAAATCAAGGCCGCGCAAGGGGTGAAGCATTGAAGAAACTGGAAACACGCACCAACCAAACATCGTTTGAGATTCGGGAACTTGAGGGTTCCGATGGGATGACCTTTGAAGGTTATGCGTCGGTGTTCAATTCTCAGTCGGAGGACCTTGGCGGCTTCCGTGAGGTTGTTGCACCTGGAGCGTTCAAGCGTTCTCTGCGTTCACGTAACGACATCAAACTTCTGTGGAACCATGACACGGGTTCGGTGTTGGGTTCGACCCGTGCGGGCACTGTCACGCTTGTGGAGGATGAGCGTGGTTTGAAGGTTCGCGCACAACTTCCGAACACAACCCTTGGTCGGGACACGGCGGAACTGATTCGTCGCGGTGATGTGGATTCGATGTCGTTCGGTTTCAGTGTCATCAAGGACACGTGGGACGAGTCGGGCACTAACCGCACTTTGAATGCAGTCAGGCTTCATGAATGCAGCATCGTGCCCTTCCCGGCCTACAGTGGCACCGCCGGGACCACAACGATGCGTGGACTGGACAAGGTTGCGAAGCGTGCCAACGTTGACGCCGATGAACTTGCCGACGCCCTTCTCAAAATTGAGGAAGGTGCGGAACTGTCAGCGGACGAGGCTAACTTGTTGTCGCGTGTTGTTGACGAGTTGAAGCCCGCATCCGACAACACGGAACCGACCACGGATTCCGACATGGACATGTTACTTCTGAAGAAGAAGAAACTCGAACTATTGGAGAAGTTCTAATGGCTACACACGCACAAGTGAAGGCAGCGATTTTGAGGGTTGCCGGCAATCCTGAGTCGGGCGCAATCCGTGACCTTGTTGATGCTATGGCGTCGGCGGTTGTTGCGATTGACGCACCGGAAGTCAAGGAATACAAGCCGGTCATGGAAACCCGTGTGATGAAGTCCTCGGAGAAGCGCTAGGACAAAGAAGAAACCCCCGGCGAACCGAGGGTTCCTTGTTGGTTGTTATACGCTGGCTAATCTTGCGTCGTATTCGGCCGCAATCTTCTCGGCAGTCGCCTCGGTTGCGAATCCCCAGTAGACCAAGAAATAGACGAGATTGTCACCGGTGTGGCGTGCGAATCCTTCGTGCAGGCGGTTGACGGCTTCGTCGCGGTTCATACCCTTCGATACGGCGCGGGTGGTCATGTCGTGCAGTGTCATTTTGGTTTCCTTTCGTTGTTGCCTTATGTATATGACTATACACACATTGAACACGCAACGCAACTAATTCGACAACTTTTTTCAAACAATTTTCGGACCCGATAACACCCCACAACGTACAATGGAAGAACGGATTGTGAGTCATTCTCTGCCGTATAAGTTGCGCGTCATTCGCCACTGTCAACCATCCAACTAACAAACAAATGGAGAGATTCATGTCATTCATTCGCAATAGCGAAGAAGCGCGTGGCAACCTCATCCACCAGGTCCGCGAGGTCATCGACATCGCTGAGTCTGAGGGACGCGGTTTGACCGGCGAAGAACTTCGCAAGATTGAGAACATCGAGGCTGACATTGCCCGTCACGACGACGCAATCGCAGTCGCAAAGCGTAACGAGGAGCGCGCAGCCGAGGCAGCCGAGGCCGCACGCGGTTTCGTTCCCGCAATGGAGTCACGTAGCGACGCAGAAATCTTCCGCGCACTTGCTGAGGGCGAAATCCGCTCACACAAGTTCGAGAAGCGTGCCGCACTTGTTCCTTCTGTCAACACTGTAGCCGTCGACTTCCTCGACCGCGTCATGATGAAGGCCCGTTTGACTGGCCCATTTTTGGACGTGGCAGAGGTGTTCGAGCGTTCTTCCGGAAGCGACCTTCGCATCCCCGTGATGACCGGCTTCAGCACCGCTGCCGAGTACGCCGCAGGTTCCGCCATCGCGGACTCCAACCCGACGTTCTCCAGCATCCTTCTCCAGCCCAAAAAGCAGGCATTCCTTGTGCCCGTGGCAAACGAACTTCTCACCGATGCTTCGTTCCCGCTGGAGTCCACCATCGCTGACCAGGCTGGTAACGCAATCGGATTCCGTGCCGATGCAATCATCCACGCTGCAGTCACCGCGGTTGCAGGTTCCGGCGTAACCGCTGGCACCACCAACGCAATTTCCGCCGACGAACTTGTGGACCTCGTCTACAGTGTCGACGGCGCAGTGCGTTCCTTGCCCGATGTCGGATTTGTTGTGAACACTTCCACTCTGGCTGCAATCCGCAAACTGAAGGACGACAACGGCTACATCCTGAACTATGTTGCCGGTGGTCCTTCGACCATCCAGGGTTTCCCAGTGTACGAGTCGCCTTCGGTCGCCTCTATCGCAACCGGAAACAAGGCAGTGTTCTTCGGACACCTCGGTTCCATCAAGGTCGCAACGACCGGGCTGGACGTCGGAGTCTCCGCAGACTACGCATTCAACCAGGATGTCACCACCTACCGTTTCGTCTACCGCGTAGCGGCCGGCGTTGCCAACGGTGCTGCTCACATCAAGTACCTGGAGATGGCCTAGCCATAACCCCGGAAACCCCCGTCGCCTTTCAGTAGGTGGCGGGGGTTTTCGCTATGCTAGGGCGCATGGCTAAACCTGAACAACTCAAGGGACTACTCAGTTTCGTTTCGAATAGTCCGTATTCTGCAACCGGCTATGGGACACAAGCCGGCTACCTGGTGGACCGTTTCGCCCGTCACGGGTTACGCACCGCCGTCCAATCCAACTACGGCCTGGAGGGTCACTTCGGTTGGATTGACACCCCGCACGGCAAAGTGAAGCATTACCCGAAGGGGTTCAAACCTTATTCGGATGATGTTATCCAGTTGTGGCATGACGATTGGAAGAAACAGAATCCGGGGTTGAAGTCGGCGTTGATGACGTTGTACGACGTTTGGGTGTATGACCAACTCCAGTTTGACGACCCGATTTTCGCTTATGTTCCGATTGACCATGTCACGATGCCGCCGTTGGTTCACAAGTTTCTTCTGCGTGAGAATGTCACGCCAATAACGATGTCGGAGCATGGGCAACGGATGTTGGAGTCGCGGGATATTGCGTCCGTCTACGCACCGCACTCGGTCGACACAACCGTTTTCACACCAACACACCACATTGATGGTGTTCCGACACGTGAGTTCATGGGTGTCAAGGATGACCAGTTCCTTGTGTCGATTGTGGCAGCGAACAAATCCAACGGGATTCTTCACAGAAAATCCTTGGTGGAGCAAATCATGGCGTTCAGTATTTTCAAACAGACACACAAGGATGCCGTGTTGTATTTGCACATGGAAGGGTCGAAGGTGTTCGGCGGGTTCAACATCCCGGTCATCACTCAGGCGTTGGGGTTGACCGATAAGGATGTCATCATGGCGAACTCCACAATGTTGCGTGTGGGGTATCCGCAGGAACAACTTGCGGCGTTCTACACCGCTTCTGATGTTGTGATGAACGCCACAATGGGCGAAGGGTTTGGTGTGACGAGTATCGAGGCGCAGGCGTGTGGCACACGTATCATCACGTCGAACTGGACGGCGTCGCAGGATTTGGCTGGACCGGATTCGTTCCTTGTTGATGGTCAACCGTTCTGGGATGAACCGCAGGCTTCGTTCTACCAGTTGCCGTTGATTCCGTCGATTGCTAACGCGTTAGAACTCGCCTACAAGGAACCGCGTGGGATTTCTTTGGAGTCCATCAAGTTCGCGAAACAGTTCGACACTGAAAAGGTTTGGGCGAAGTATTGGATGCCGATTCTGCAGGATTTCTATGGCAACGATTGACGAGTTTGAGAACCGTCATGAGGGTTCAACGATTTGGGTTTTCGGTTCCGGTGCGACCCTAGAGTTCCTGGACCCGTCGTTCTTCGATGACAAGATTTGCGTTTCAACGAACCTCGTCAATGAGCATTTCCCGTTGAAGTCGTTCTACCTTTTCAGCCATTACCATCCCGCAGTAAAACGACAGTTGGACAACCCCGGCTTGTTGATGGCGTTCACTCATGACTTATGTTCGACACGTTGGTCGGGAACGTTGCATTACGGTGAAAGCGAATGGTGTTTCGGGAATCCGCCACCGTCGAACGTTGTGGTGAACAAGTTGTCATGGACGCAACCACCGGGTTCCGGGTTCGACCCGTACCGTCACGCGAAACGTGGCGAACTTGTTTTCGGTTCCTCATCGATTCACGGGTCGATACAGTTGGCGGCGCACATGGGCGCGAAGAACATTGTGTTGGTTGGTGTGGATTGCGGAACGATTGATGGGGTGAATCGGATTGAGGGTTATCCGGCCGGCCACACACCTTGGCAGTTATACAACAACCACCTTATTGCGATGAAGAAATGGATTGGGGAAACGTATGGGGCGAACGTGTATTCGTTGAACCCGTTCGTGAACTTCAACCTTGAAGGCCACACGTTCCAGGGCGTGCAATGATTCCGAACATGATTGTCCCGGTGTTGAACCGGTACGACCTTCTCCAACGCCTTCTGGATTCGATTGACTTCCCCATCGGTGATTTGCTCATCATCGACAACGGTGGCCAGGTTCAGGAACTTCGGTTCCCTGATTACGTGTTGAACTCGCACATTCTTCCGTTGCCGTCGAACCTTGGTGTGGCCGGGTCCTGGAATTTGGGAATCAAGTTGTTTCCGCATCATCACAAGTGGTTGTTCGCATCGAACGACGCATGGTTCGGACCAAATGCCCTTCAGACGTTCTGTGACGCCCGCAGGGACGAGATAGTGCTATCCGGGCACTTTCCCTTCTGGCACGTTTTTTCGGTCGGTGACGAGGCGCTGAGACGGGTCGGTTTGTTTGACGAGGCACTAACGCCCGCATATTTTGAGGACCGGGACGCTGAGAGACGGGCGAAACACTTCGGCGTGCCCATCCGCAAGGTTGACGCGAACATTGGGCATGACAATTCATCGACCATCAAATCCGATGCGAGACTTCAACGGTTGAACAATGACACGTTCGTCCGGAATGAACAATATTTTCGCAGCAAGATTGAGCGTGATGATTACGGCCCAGGCGGTTGGGATTTGGACCGACGTCGCCTGAATAGTTGGGACGCCTAGACTCGCCGACCGGTAGAATAGTCTCGGAGGCTTCACACATGGCAATCACTAACGGCTACGCCACACTCGTCGACGTCAAGCGCGCATTCAGAATCACCGACTCAGTCGATGACACGTTGTTGGAACTTGCAATCGAATCAGCGTCACGCGAAATCGACGGGTTCTGCGAACGCGTGTTCTACAACGCAGGAACCGCGACACGTCTCTACATTCCTAACGACGCGTTCTACGTTGAAACGGACGACATCATTAGCGTCACAACACTCAGAACATCAACGACGGGTGAGTCGTTCGATAACACCTGGACCGACCCCGGCGACTACCAGTTGGAGCCGTTGAATGGTGTGTCCGGCGGTTTGACCGGGCACCCCACAACCCTCATCCGTGCGGTCGGTAACAAGTTGTTCCCATTGTGGGACCCTCGCAACATCAACTCGCATCAGGCGACCGTGCAAATCGTTGGCGTGTTCGGTTGGTCCGCAGTCCCCACCGCAGTGAAGCAAGCATGCATCATCCTCGCCATGAGGCAGTTCAAACGCTACGACACCCCGCTTGGTATCACGTTCGACGAACTCGGTGCAATGCGTGTCGGCCGTGTTGACCCCGACATTCAGAACCTTCTGGCACCGTTCCGGAAAGTGAGAATGGCTTGAGCATCTCCGACATCCGCGCAGGCATTGCAACGAACCTTGCAACGATTAGCGGGTTGCGTACCGCGTCGGAAATCCCAGACAACCCATCACCCCCAATCGCCATTGTTCAGTTCCAAACCGTTGACTACGACGGGGCCTTCCAACAAGGGGTGGCAACGTATTCGTTCATCGTTAGCGTCCTAGTGGGACGCGCTGCCGAGAGAACCTCGCAAAGAAAACTTGACGCCTACGCATCAACGGGTGCCGGGGGTATCAAGGACGCAATAGAATCCGACCGAACCCTTGGTGGTCACGCGTTCGACGTTAGGGTCGAAGCGATGACGAACATCTCTGCGGTATCATTAGGGGGAGACATTTCATACCTTTCAGCGGATTTCGTTGTGACGGTATTGGCCAACTAAGGAGAAAAGAATGGCACGCTTCGTCGCCACTGACTACAACATCACAATCAACGGCGCAGACTTCTCTGACAGTATCGCCGCCGTTACCCTTGACCTCACTTCCGAGGAACAAGACGTCACCGCGTTCGGTGGTTCCGGCTACCGCACCCGCATCGGCGGACTCAAGGACGCTTCCATCACCCTTGACTTCCACCAAGACTTCGGTGCAGCCGCAGTTGACGCCACGTTGTTCCCCCTTCTGGGAAGTAACGCAACCGTCGTCGTGAAGCCCACGTCCGGTTCCGTGAGCGCAACGAACCCGTCCTACACTGGCGAGTTCCTTGTTTCCTCATATAGCCCGTTTGCCAGTACGGTGGGGGACCTTTCAACGCTATCCATCTCGTGGAATCTCGCGGGCACCGCCGGAATCGTACGCGGAACCGCCTAGCGTGTTGTAGAGTGTGAGGCATGAACTTCACACTAGATATTCACTACATCGGCAACGACACACCTAAGACAGTCAACGGCATTGCCGCGGACATTGTGGCATTCGAATCTAAGTTCGACATGTCCATGTCCAGACTTCAGAAGGATGTCAAACTCACTCACCTCATGTTCCTCGCTTATGCGGTGGAGAAGCGCACGGGTGCCACTTCGGACGAGTTCGAAAAGTGGTTGGAAACCGTGGAGATTGTGACGGCTGCCAGCCCAAAATAATCAAGGGCATCGGCGATGATTCAATGCATTGGGCGATTGCCACGATTGCTTGTGAGACGGGTTTGTCACCGACTGAACTCATGAGTTTGGAACCGCGGATGTTGTTCACCATCCAGCGTTACCTTGTGGGGAAGGCGACGGCTAGGTCGAAGCGCCGGTAGAATAGAGGGAGGATTGGAGTCTCCCTTGATTAGTGCCCGTATGGACGCGTCGAACCTGAATCACGTTGTGAAAACGTTGCGGGGTGTTGACCGGCAAGTCTTGAATGAGTTGCGCAAGGAACTCCGTGGGAAGATTCAACCGTACGCCAATTCGATTGCGCAGGCGGTTCCAGCGCAGTCACCTTTGAGTGGCATGCGTCATGATGGTGTGACACGGTGGGAGGGGAAACCGAAGGCCACGGTTTCGTTCACTCCAGGGAAGTCCCGTTCGGGTAATCGGTTGTTGTCTATCCGGTTGACGGGTGGTTCTGCCGGTCGCGGTCCCCTCGGTTTTGATTACGCGGAACTCGCTGGTGTTCGCAAGCGCGCACCGAAACCATTCTCGAAAGTGTATGAACGGAACGGGTTGTTGCAACAACACCGTGTGAACGGGCAGGGTGACGCGATGATTAGTCAGTTGCGTCGGAAGAAACCAATCCGAGGGAAGGCCGGTTACTTCGCCTTCGATGAGGCGTTGCAGAAGTACCCGCTACTCACCAAGATTGGTGTGTTGGCGTTGAACAAATTCGGGGCGAAGGTTAGCCGTGAACTTATTGTGAGGGATTTCTAAATGGCCATTTTTCTTCCCATCGTTTCGAAGTTCGATGACAAGGGCATTAACAACGCCGTTTTCAGTATTAGCAAACTAGGTGCTACGGCGGCCAACGCTGCGGCCGGTGGTTTGGCGGTTCTCGGTGCGGCCACGGTTGCATCCATCAAGGCGTTCGCTGACTTCGATGCGGAAATGACGAAGTCCCTTGCCATCATGGGCAACGTGTCGGATTCTCTCCGTGATGAAATGGCGGACGCCGCACGTGAGGTTGCGAAAACGACAACGTTCTCAGCGAATGAGGCTGCGGAGGCTTACTTCTTCCTCGCTTCTGCCGGTTTGTCTGCAGCGGATTCGATTGCCGCGATGCCGCAGGTTGCAGCGTTCGCACAGGCGGGCATGTTCGATTTGGCTACGGCAACATCTTTGCTTGCGGATGCACAATCGGCGATGGGGTTGCGGTCCGATGACGCTGCGGAGAACATGGAGAACCTTATCCGTGTGTCCGACGTTCTTGTCAAGGCGAACATTCTTGCGAACGCGTCGGTTCAAGAATTCTCTGAGTCTCTAACGAACAAGGCTGCGGCCTCGATGCGCGCGTTGAACATTCCCTTAGAGGAAGGTGTCGCGGTTCTTGCCACGTTCGCTGCGGCTGGTATCAAGGGGTCCGAAGCGGGAACCATGTTCAACGCAACCATCCGTGGTTTGACGAATGGTGTGCAACGTAACGCGGAGGACTTCGCGCGCCTGAACGTGGAGGTGTTCAACTCTCAGGGCGAAATGAACAACATGGCGGACATTGTCGCGCAGTTGGAATCAGCGCTGAACGGTTTGTCGGTTGAACAACAACGCGCAGAATTGACGGCGTTGGGATTCACTGAGGAAACCCTTGCCGGTACTCTCGCCCTTCTCGGTAACAGTGAGGCCATCCGCGGTTACGAGGCCGCACTTGTTCAGGCCGGTGGAACAACGGAGGAAGTCGCCACCAAACAACTTGAAACGTTGAACGCACAAATCGCGCTCATCAAGTCCGCGTTCGTCGACCTTGGTATCGAAATTGGTTCACGCCTTGAACCGGTGATGATTGAGTTGACGGCGGAAGTGCAACGCCTTCTTGACGAAATGGTGGCGTCGCCTGAGTTCGAACAATTCATCATTGAGTTGACGATTGCGATGCAGGAACTTCTGCCCTCGCTGATTGAGTTGTTGCCACCGTTGACGGAACTTGCGATGGAGTTGGTTCCGTTGTTGATTGATTTGATTCCGATTCTGTCGTGGTTCATGAACTTGTTCGCCGGCATCATTGAGGGACTTGTTGGTGGTTTCCAAAACCTGGAAACGGAAGTGAACACGTTCTTCGGTGTCGCCGAAGGCGGCATCACTATCGTTGACCGTATCCGTGGGGCGTTCGATGCGTTCGACCGCGCCATTGCACGTGTTGTTGAATCCATCCGTGAGGCGTGGAGGGCGTTCAAAGCGTTCTTGGATTTGACTAGTGGCAAGGGTGGGAACCTGAACTTAAACGTTCCGAAACTCGCTGAGGGTGGCATTGTTACCCGTCCGACGTTGGCGATGATTGGTGAAGGTGGGGAGTCCGAGGCGGTTATCCCGTTGTCTAAGATGTCGCAGTTCGGGTTCGGCGCTGCAGGTCGTGGCGCATCCGGTGGGGCGAACATCACCATCAACGTGAACGCCGGCATGGGAACCAACGGTGCGAAACTTGGTGAAGAAATTGTGTCCGCCATCAAACGGTATGAACGCACTAGCGGTCCCGTGTTTGCGAAGGCGTAACCGTGGCAACCGTTGTCGAGTTCGGTGTTGTTCGCGGGTTCATCCTTGACGACCCTAATGAGGGGGTATTGGACACGTCCGAACTTGGTGGTGTGAAGTTTGAGGACATCACCCCGTTCGTTCGCAACGTCGAAATTGAACGTGGCAAGAACCGTGACTTGGACCGTTATTCGGCCGGTGCATTGTCGATTGAGTTGAACAACAATCAGCGCACGTTCGACCCGCAGTTCACAACCGGACCTTACTTCGGCGACATCATTCCCCGCCGTGAAGTACGTGTCACCACGGATTCGGAAAGACAGTTCACCGGGGTCATTGACGACTGGAACTTCGTCTACACACCGGAGGGGGATAGTCTCGCGCAGATTGTTGCGTCGGATGACTTGACGTTCTTGGCGCGGCAGGAACTCACATTCGGCACGGCTACCCCGCAAACGTCGGGTGCGCGTGTCAACGCAGTGTTGAACATGCCTTCAGTTGAATGGCCGTCGGGTGTCAGCGTTGACACGGGTTCGTCGGTTCTTGGTGCGGACGTGTTTGAGGGTAACGCGTTGGAGTATTTGCAGAAGGTGGAGACGTCGGAGCAAGGCGCATTGTTTGTGGCGAAGGATGCGACACTCACGTTCAAGGACCGCCTAGACTTCACACCTAATTCGTCATCGTTGACCACCTTCGCGGATGACGGCACTGGCATTCGTTATGACCGTGTTTCTGTGAACTACGGGACCGAATTGTTGTTGAACACGGCGACCGTGTCGTCTATTGCGGGAACCGCTACGGCATTGAATCAAACGTCGCGCACCTTGTACGGGGTTATCGGTGTGGAGGTTGACACGCTTCTATCGACCACCGGGCAGTTGGAGAACATCGCCGACTTCCTTGTTCGCCGTTACGCCGAACCCGAATATCGTATCGACGCAATGGAAATCAACCTGGACACTATGGACCCCGCTGACAAGGCGACCGTGTTGGGGTTGGAACTCGGTGACGTGGTCCTTGTAAAGTTCACCCCGAACGGTATCGGCAACCCGATTGAACAATACGGGCAAATCATTCGCCTGGATTCTGTCATCACTCGGACACGTCATGACATGGTGATTGGTGTGACGTCTCTGGACTGGAACTTCCTTGTGTTGGATGACGCCGTGTTCGGTATACTGGACACGAACCATTTAGCATTCTAAGGAATAACATCATGGCAGTTCCCGCCGGTTTCAAAACGTTCGTTGCAGGCGACGTTCTCACGGCTGAACAAGTGAACACGTACTTGATGTCTCAGTCGATTCCGGTGTTTGCTAGTGAGGCTGCGGCGGGTTCGGCTATTGCGTCACCGCAGGAAGGCCAACACCGGTTTCTCAAGGACGTAGACGCGCTTCAGTATTACACTGGGAGCGCATGGGTTGCGGCCGGTGGTGCCGGTGCCGGCGGATTTGAACAAACATTTCTATTGATGGGAGCATAAGGAAACATGGCTAGTTCGTACAAAACACTCGGTCAAGTTGACCTTCAATCGGCAACTCTAAGCACGCTTTACACGTGTCCGGCAAGCACCGAGACGGTCATTTCTAGTGTCATCATCGCGAACCGTGCGGCGACCGCAACAACCTTCCGCCTTGCATTGCGCACCGATGGGGATGCAATCTCCGACAAGCACTACCTGGCCTACGATGTGCCTATTGCCGCTAACGACTCCACCACCCTCACCTTGGGTATCACTATGCAGGCTACGGATGTTCTGTCGGTGAATGCGGCTGGTACGGCTTCCCGGCTTTCGTTCAACGCTTTCGGTGCTGAAGTAACCGTTTAGGAGGGGTAACTCATGGCTGTTACTTCTATGAGCCGGTCAAGTATCGGCAACTTCGCTAAAACCAACGATATTAGGACCGCTTTTAATGGTGGGGGGATTTCTGTAACCTACCTTGTCATCGGCGGTGGCGGTGCCGGCGGCTGTCGTCACGGAGGCGGTGGCGGTGCCGGCGGTTATCTAGCCAGCAGTGTGGTTGTCTCTCCCGGGGTGCCGGTTCGTCTGACTGTAGGTGGCGGTGGAACGGGCACTAATGCTCCGACAACTAGCGGAACCGGTGGTGCGCCCAGTTATTTAGGTTCTGTTGTTTCTATCGGTGGAGGCTCTGGTGGTTCGTCTAGCGCGGCGGGTTTGCCGACTGATGGGGGGTCGGGCGGGGGAAACGCTTACCTTGGAAATATAACCCCGTTTGCTGGTGGACGTTCTCTGTTATCACAAGGCAACAACGGTGGCAATGGTAGTGGTAGTGCGCCCTTTCACGGCGGTGGCGGTGGGGGCGCTTCCGCAGTAGGGGCAAATGCCGGGGCAACGGGTGGAAACGGTGGAGCCGGTTCCGCTTCTTCAATCACGGGTTCTTCTGTTACGCGGGCCGGCGGTGGCGGTGGCGGCGCATATAATGGGGGAACTCCGGGAACGGGCGGTGCCGGTGGGGGTGGCGCTGGTTCAACTAATACCAATGCGGCAACGGCGGGAACAGTCAACACGGGCGGTGGCGGTGGGGGTGCGGGTGGAAACGGTGGTAACGGCCTAAGCGGAAACGGCGGTTCCGGTGTCGTCATTTTTTCTGTCCCTTCTTTCATTTCGGTTTCATTCTCTGGTGGCGTAACTCAAACCAACGCCGCCGTCGGCAGTAACAGGGTTTATACCGTTACGGCTACCTCAACCACTTCAGAAACGGTGACTTTCTCATGACACACTTCGCCAAACTAGATGAGAACAATGTTGTCGTTTTCGTCACTGTCGGCAGGCAGGAAGATGACGGCCTAGAGGAAGAACTAATTGCGCGCACCGGTGATGTGTACCGTCAAACTTCCTACAACACTTTCGGCGGTGTTCACTACACCACTGATGAGGAAGGCAACCGGATTCCTTCTGAGGACCAGACTAAGGCCTTCCGGAAGAACTACGCTGGGATTGGTTTCACTTATGATGAGGAACGCGATGCGTTTATCCCACCGCAACCTTTTGAGTCATGGGTTCTGAATGAGGACACTTGTTTGTGGGATGCGCCGGTGCCTTACCCGACTGATGGGGCGGTGTATGTGTGGGATGAGGATTCTCTCGACTGGATAGAGGTCGAAAATGTCTGAACGTCCTTGCCCGTTCTGTGAAACCGGTCACGACTGTCAAGGTCGTTGCGGTGTTGAATGTGAGTCGCACTTCTGCGCATTCGTTCAGGTGTAGACGATGAGGTTGTCGCAGCCTTGGCCGGAAGGCTACAACATCAACGCCCGAAGTCCTTACGGATGGCGCAAGCATCCGATTACTGGGAAGCGCACGTTTCATCATGGGGTGGATGTGGCGTTGCCGGTTGGGACACCGTTGACGGCACCTGCGGATGGTGTTGTGGTGAAGAAGGGCAACGGACCGTCCGGTGGTATCACGTTGATTGTGAAGCATGCGGATGATTTGTTCACCGTCTACTATCACCTTTCGAAGCCTTCTCATTTCATGGTTGGTTCACGGTTTGAACGTCATGAGGTGATTGCATTTTCAGGCAATACTGGTGCGTCGACCGGACCGCATTTGCATTGGGAGGTCCGCAAGTCTGCCAGGTTCGGTGACACGGTTGACCCGGTCCCGTATTTGCAGGGCGCACCGTCGGTCACACCGGCACCGTTGAAGGTTGACGGGAAGTTGAACGCTGCAACATGGAAGGCGTGGCAGACGGCGTTGAAGGATGCCGGCTTGTTTAAGGGCGTCC